CTTCAATTCATTCTGCTGGAAGTGCGAACTCAAACTTGTGTTATGGATGTGTCATCGATCGTGACATGATTGAACGAGCTGTCGAGACGCTCAGGAGTCAGGCTTTGCTTTTGCCTCTCAATTCGCGAAATGTTTGGACGGAAGGTATTCTCGCCGAACCGTATCCAAAGTCCCCATTTCATTACTTGGACCTACCCCACATTGATTACTTTGGTAGAAAGAGTGGGAGTGTTTTTGTAAACAACAAATCCAAGTTGCGACATTCGAAGCATTACCGTGAGACAATTTCTTTTCTTGAACAGTTTTTTCAGACTCGAGATTGGGATGAGTTTGGAAAACCCGTGATGAAACCGTGCAAGATTAAGGGTGAATATGTTTCCCCTTACAACATTGCCTTGGAAAGTATGTCACAACCGAACATTCCTTTGAATCAATCTGTACTTGCAAAGTGCATTGATCGATATGTCGAGAAAATCCTCACTGGTCTGCGCGAACACGGGGTGACTGAACTACATCCGATAACTTTTGACGATGCTGTGAATGGATCCCAAGAAGATGCGACTTTACGCCGTATCAATGCAACGACTTCAGGTGGACATGGATTTCCTGGACCTAAAGGTGATTACATTCCAATTGTTGATGAAGAGCCTGGAAGAACTACAAGGGAAATGGTTTCCAAACTGAAAGAGCGTACTATGGCGCATATTCAGGCTTACTTGGAAGAAGATACCATCCCTATGGTTTACACGGCCCATTTGAAAGATGAACCCCGACAGCTGGAGAAAATTGCAAAGGGAAAGACCCGAGTATTTTACGGAGGTCCTATGGATGCAAATATTCTCCCAAGGGTTATGTTGGCTCCTTTTTACACACTTATGGTGAAGTATGGTGGAGTCTTTGGTACTGCTGTTGGAATCAATATGCATAGCCAAGCTGATCAACTGGTGGCTTTTTTGAATGAATTTTCGGATTTGATTGCTGAGGGAGACTACAAGTCTTTTGATCAACGTATGCCGTTTGACATCGGTCATGCTGGAGTTACAGTGATCTATCGAATTCTTGAAGCTTTGGGATATTCCCAGGATGCTTTGGTGATTGCTCGTGGAATTCTCACAGAGAATCTTTACCCCGTCGTCTCAATGAACAATGATGTGTTTACCAAGCCTGGTTTGCAGCCTTCTGGCAAGTATGCTAC